GCTCGATTTGCTTCCTCAGGTGTAGTAATCAATGAAAGCAGTAATGCATCAGTTGATTTTAGAGTAGAAAGTAATAATGATACCCACGCATTATTTGTAGACTCAGGAAATGATAAAGTAGCTATAGGTACATCCACTGTAGGTGATTCATTGTTAACTATAGATGGTGATGTAACAGCTACAAATATAACAGCTTCAGGTGAAATAAGTGCAAGTGGAGAAGTATATTCAGATAATATCGAAACGTTTTGGACATCATTTAACTGTGATGGAGATGCTGACTTTGCAACAAGTGTTTATGGACCAAACACACAAGGTATAAATTATTACTTTTGGAATAAAAACTGGACATCAACAACCTTAGATAGTGGTAACCCAACGGGAGACAATGTTCATAGAACAGAAATAAATTCAGGTTGGTATGTACCTTATAAAATAAGAATTGTAGAATTAGCAGGTGGTCTTCATGATGGTGCAAACTCAGCAACATCTGACTGTGAAGTAGGTTTATGGAATACTGCGGCTTCATTTAAATCATCTGATTTAGATTCAAATTCAGCAACTACAAAAGAATTTATAGTTTCTGGATCTGTTTCATTAAATGGTAATAGATGGAAACATTATTCACAAACATGTGATGTAGTATTAGAAGAAGGACAATATGTTTTACCTAGAATACGAATGGGTTCAAATATAGCAAACTTAAGAGGTCAATTTACAATAAAATATAAAAGAGTTAAATAATGTCAATAAGAAAATTTAATGAACTAGATAGAGAAACAGACAGTAGATTTGATAATGTTAAATCAGATGATAAAAGAGCATTAATAGCTGTAAGATTTGATGATTCAACAGAAAATGATAATCCATACGATGATAGTATTCAATATTTAAATAGAAAATTAGATGAATGTATTGACTCTATTAATACAAATAGGGGAAAAACAACATTCCCAGGATTTGGAACCAGTAATTCAACTGCGTTAAGAGGTAACACTACAACAATATCTACATCACAAGCAAACGCTATAATAGCTAATTCAGCTAAAACAGGAATTACTAGTGATCAAGCAAACGCTATAACAGCTAATTCAGCTAAAACAGGAATCACTAATAGTCAGGCTTCAGCTATTACAGCTAACACAGCTAAAAGAGATGCCCAATATATTTATATACCTGTTGTTTGTAATTTTTATGGTGATTTAACAACAGGTGAATATCATGTACCCTTTTCTGATGGTGAAACTGAATCTACGTCCACTACAAATAGAAGAAATCAATTTGTAGCTCCATGTGATGGTAATTTTCATAAAGTAATTATCAGAAGTAATAACAGTACTTTAGAAAGAGGTGCTGCCACAAGATTAACAGTTAAATCTAAAAAAGTATCAACAGGAGGAGCTAGTGTTACTACATTAGAAACTAAAAACCTAGATACAGCAGCAGCTGAAACACCCATATCAGCTACATTTGATAGTACTAACTCAGCTTTTAGTGAAGGTGATAGATTACTATTATCATTACAACTTACACAAGGAGCCCCTAGAGGAAACAAATCATTCTTTGTAACAGTAGTATTTAAAATAGATCAAGCGGATTTAGATTAAATATTCATAGTTTTTACTGTTAGGAGTTAAGTAAAGTCATAGTATAATATATTTATAATAAAATGTATTAATGGGTAAAATTAAAATTAAACATAGAGAACCTAAAAGAACTGAGTTTACTCCTAATGATATTGTTATTGATGTAAAAAATGGTAGACTTTTTTATAAAAGTAATCATGATATATTTAGAGTAACAGGAGTAAATATAACAACTGTAACACCTACTAATAATAATGCTATTGATCCCGCTGTAATAGATCAAATAAATGAAGCAATAGCACAAGGTGATGCTGATCTAGCCGCTCAATTAGAACAAAACGCTATAGATATAATTAATTTAGAAGCAGGAGATTCAAATTTACTTGATGACGCCGCGAATACAGAAGTATTATTTAATAATAATGGTACTATAGACGGAAATAGTTCTTTTAAATTTTTACCAAACTCAACTACTTTACAAATAGGGGCAACAACTAACATAGAAGGTAATTTTACTTTAAAAAATAATTCAACCCCCACCCCTACTTTTGATAACAGTGCAGGCGCTGGAACCCAGAACCCTGGTATTACATTGGGGGGTGAGGAGATTAATGAATCTAGTACTTCACCAGGTAGTTTTAGTGGGGGTTCACTAAAATTACAAACTCCTTTTGGCAATGTAAAAATGGGTCCAAGAAATACTGGTTATTGTCATTTTTACACAGATAGATCTAGATATTACTTTAATAAAAAAGTTGTTGTTGATGAAGGGCAAGTTTCTTCTTATAATGAATCTTTAAAATTAATGGTTAGTAATTTTAGTACAGATAGGTCTCATATAGTTATTAAAAATACTACATCAGATTGTTTAACAGAAGTTTTTGGTGATTTAATAGCTAAGGCTAAAGGTGATGCTAATGGAAAAATATCAGCCGAAAATGATATTGTAGCATTCGCTTCAGATAAAAGGCTAAAAGAAAACATCATAGAAATATCTAACCCCTTAGATAAAATCAAACAGATAAGAGGTATATACTACGATTGGAAAGAAAACGTAAAAGAAAAAGGATTTCATCCAAATAGAAAGAAAAATGAAATAGGTATGATCGCACAAGAGGTAGAAAAAATAATACCTCAAGCGATTGAACCTGCACCCTTTAATAATGATTATAAAACTATTAAATACGATAGAATTATTCCATTATTAGTAGAGTGTATAAAGGATCAACAAAAACAAATAGACGAACTTAAAAATAAATTAGATGGATATCTTTAATGGACGTTACATAATTCAAAGAATACAAGATATACAAATTGGTGTAGGGGGTATTACTGTTGATGATTTTCTTGATGATATTAATATTGATGATTTTCAGGATGATGATGATCCACCATCACCAATCCCACCCCTATTTAGAATGCAAGGAGCACTTGCTGCTAACACAAGTGATCAAATTGGATATTTAGATGAATCGGGTCCAGCAGAAAACCCACATAATTTATATAACTTTTCATTTTTATTTACTTTAAATCATAACGCTCATCTTAATTTAACTAGATTAAATTTCGATCTATCTACTTTAAGTTTTACAACTAGTGAAGTTTTCACCACAGGTAATAATCCTATAGCATTTGATGAAAATACTTTTACTTTTGATCATAATGGTAATCCTACAAATATGGGTTTTAATCTTTCATTAAAAAGATATAATGATTGTATGGTAGCAATTAATAATGGTCCAGATTCAGCTGTTATAGATGGAGATGCTTATAATACAGCTGGGGTACTTGCACCAGCTTCAGATCTTGAAACTCCTGTACGCGTACAAGAATTTGCAGCAGGAGCATTTTATCCATCTAGTGTAACTACGGGTAATTTTGGAATTGGTGATGGAGATGTTGTTTTATCTTTCCCATAAATTAAAATAATATGCCTGATAATTATCAAATTGGTAGAAATATATTTGCAATAACCCCTTCGGGGATTATAGCAATCCCATCGGGTTCTAATACCGTGGCAGGAACTGCCATATCAGCTTCAGTTCCACAAATATTAGCCGTAACATGTTCTTCTAACTTTAATAATAGATTAACTAAACTTACTACTTTAAATGCATTTGGAACAATTACTTTATCTAGTGGTAGTTCTAATTTTAGAGATACTAGAATAATTCTAAGATATATAGATAGTTCTTCTAGGGGTATAATAGAAACTATAGATGACGCTGGTCTGGGAAATGATGGTGAATCTGTTACTAAAAATCTAAGTTTCACGGATACTAAATTAAATGATACTGTAGTCGATATTCCCATAAATAATAATGACGACTCATTTTTAGTAGCTTATAGAACAATAGAAGCACTAAATAGTTCTCCTGCTTTTAATAGTTCTTTTAAAGCAGAAATAGTAGATGACGGTAGTTCTTTAAGTGCATTAACTGCTTCTATAGGTAATATGACTATAGGTTCTGGGTTTAAAATTAGAAATTCAGCATCTTTAGGAACTAATTCTTTAACAGATGGTGGTGAAGGAAAATTTACTATAACTAGTATAAATAGTGGATCTGTTGCCCTTCCTGATTTTTCAGGTACTCAAGTACAAGTAGGGGGAATGATGATAGGTTCTTCTTTTAAAGTAGGAGGATCCCCAGATACATTTTCTTTTAATGTAATACAAGAGGGTTCTGGAAAAACTAACCAAAGATTTTATCCAGGTAGAGTATCTTCTGTTTCAGCTTCATTAGTTCAAAGAATAGACCCTGATGATAATAAAAGTTTTGAGTTTTTAGCCCCTTCACAATCTGTGGGTGGAGATGATGATTTATCTGCTCTTTATATTTCATCTTCTAGACGAATAGGATTTGCTACTAAAGATCCTCTAACTGATATTGATATTAGAGCAGATGAATTTCAAATTAAAAGAAAATTAGAAGATAAAGGTTTAAGAGTTAACACAGAAGGTAACATTGAAAGCTTTGATAAAACGCCAGAATCCGCAGCCACAGGTAGTGAATTTATTTTAAATTACTCTAGGGGTATTTCTATTACAGCAGCATTTGTAAATGCTATTTTTGGTCAAAGTTTTTCTAATGACACAGACGCACAAAATTTCTTTAATAATTTAAAACCAGATGATCAGTCAACAGGTATAGCAAAAGGAGAACAAGCAGGGTTTATAACACCACCACAAGTAGGAGATACATTAGGTGCTATTAGATGGGTAGCACAATCAGGCTCAGTAGGTGATTTTGATGAAAGGGGAGCAGGAGAAGCCGCCACAATAAAAGCAGTTGTAAGTGATGGGGCATCCGATGGTATACAAGCTGATTTAATTTTTAGTGTAGCCGATAGAACAGGAGGATCAGCTCAAAAATTCTTATTAGATGCTAATGATCAACATCAATTAACTGGATCCTTAAATATATCTACACTTTTAACTACGAACGTATTATTTGCTGGAAATGCATCCTTTACTGGTGACATAGAATTAGGGGATAGTAAAAAAATTAAAAACACTAACCAAAATGGAACCTTCATTCAAGTTGTTAATGATGATTATTGGAAATTTAGCGCAAATAACCAACATTTAGCTGATTTTCAATCAACTCTTATTAATTTTAACCCTGGTGGAGCATCGGGACTTAATTTTCAAGTTGAAGGTGATACTAACCAATATTTAATTTTTACAGACTCATCTGAAGATAAAGTAGCAATAGGTACAAACACAGTTAGTGATTCGTTACTAACTGTAAATGGCGATGTAAGCGCAAGTGGAGATTTATCTATTCAAGGTTTTTCTAGTGTATCAGCCTCATTAGCAGCCGCTGGAGGTGGGTCAGCTGACAACTTAGGTAACCACACAGCTACTCAAGACCTTAACATGGGTGGATTTAATATAAATAATTCAACAGTAAATGGTGGGTCTTTCTAATTTACATATATGTATATCCGAAATTAATTAATAATAAAAGTTATGGCAACAGAAGAAAAAATCCCTTCACCATCAGACTTAAAAAAAAGTCCGGTACAATTCACAAATGACGAAATTACTAAACTAAGAACATTGCAATCTAAATTTAATAATGCTACAATTCAATTTGGGCAACTTAAAATTAGCCAACTTAAGTTAGAAGAATCAGAAACTATATTAAAAAAAGCCTTAGCAGAGTTAGAAAAGGAAGAAACCACCCTAGCTAAATCTCTTACTGAAAAATATGGAAAGGGTTCTTTAGATATAGAAACGGGCACATTCACCCCAGCAGAGTAGTCTTTAAAAATAGTCTTATATTTATTGGTGATTAGGTTATATACTTAATCACCTACTCTGGTTTGGTTTGCATTTTTTCTTTATATTTATGATAGAACCAATCAGAGAAATAACATACTAAATAAAATATAAGATGGCAGAACAAATTATTTCACCAGGTGTTTTTACAAGAGAAAACGACCTTTCATTCTTACCTCAAGGAATTGGCGCAATAGGCGCAGCAATTGTTGGACCTACAGAAAAAGGACCAGCATTTGTACCAACAGTAGTAAGAAGCTTTGCAGAATTTGAAAGACGATTCGGACCTTTAAGTGCAGAAACTTATGTTCCACAAACAGTTAGAGAATATTTAAAAAATGCAGGATCAGTTACTGTATGTAGAGTATTAGCTGGAGGTGGTTACACATATACAGATGGTACTAACGAAGTTGTAGTTATCGCTGCTTCTGGTTCAGATGGAAATGTAATGTTAGGAGCAATTTATCCTTCAAAAGCTTCATCTACACCAGACTTAAGTCAAACAACTTTTGCCCCATCTGAAGGTGTAGATGTTAGTAATAATTTTAGTATAACATTGAAAGGAGCAACAGGTGGTACTGGTGCAACAGCTGGAACACAATTCTCTGCCTCTGTAAACCCAGCTAACCAAAACTACCTATTTAAGCAATTAGGAAATAATCCGAATAATAGTAAAACAGGTGCTAATGCTTATAATGGTACTCCTGGATACACATACGTGAATTTTAAATCACTACAAACAAGTATTCAAGCTGCAGCAACTCAAGAGGTAACAACAATTACGTTCCCTACAGGTACCGATACTATTATAACATCAAGTTTACAATTTGGCCCAGCAGGTGCTAAAGGTAAAGGTACAGGTTCTATTTATTTAAGTACAGTTGATGCTTCTAATGATAGTGTATTACATACTTTATTTTACAGTAGTTCTAATTTTACAGGTGCTCCAGTAAGTTCAGGTGCAAATCCAGGACAAGTTTCAGGTTCATTAACAGCAATTGATATAGATACAAATGCTGTATTAGCGGGAACAATTACTTTTGAAAATGTAGCGATAGCCACAAATACATCTATTAATACTATACCAGGTTTATCATCTTCAAGAGCAGGCCAAGTATTAACAATAACTAACACTGAAGCAGGTTCTGTGCCAGATGCTTCAACATTATTAGGAAGTGGTACTGCATCTATTGCTACTACTACCCAAGGAGCAGATGCCTCAGGATATTTTGGAATAGCAGCCGATTCAGCAGTAATTCTTATTACACAATCTGCTGATATGGTGTATAGTGGGGAAATTGGCCAAACAGAAGGATATGGATATGCTTCTACACCATTTATTACTTCACAATTCTTAGATACTAATAAAACAACTAAGGAATTATTTAAATTCCATACATTAGATCATGGTAAACATTTATGTCATGAATATAAAGTTTCAATTGCAAATGTAAAAGAGCCAAGTGATATAGATGGAGTTGAACAATATTCTCAATTCTCAGTACTTATAAGAAGAACAAATGATAAAGATAAAAACCCAGTTATTTTAGAACAGTATAATAATGTAACTTTAGATCCAGATTCACCACGTTATATTGCAAGAGTAATTGGTGATAGATATCCACAATATAATGATACTTTAGATAAAGTTGAATTACTTGGAAATTATCCAAATATTTCAAATCTCATTAGAGTAGAAGTAGCATCAGCAGTAGCTGAAAAAGCAACTTCACCTAAATTATCTCCTAAAGGATTTAAAGTAATAAGAAACACAATCAATACAGCTTCATTTGCTACTAATTTTACATTCCCATCAGCTTCATACGAAGGAGATCAAGTAATTGGTGGAAACTATAGTTCTAAAGCATTTTTAGGATTTAAATTTATAGATAAAGAACCAGATAATGAAGCTTTCTTACAACCATTACCAGATAATAACACAGCAAACGTATCAGGTGATTTTAATGTTGAAAACTACTCAGGGCACGCTAGTTCAGGATTATGGACAGGTTCGTTAAGTGCATCATTAGATTCAACAGGAGCAACAGGTCCAACAGCTAATCAGCTTAAATTTACAGTACCTTTCCAAGGTGGTGATGATGGTATTGCGCCATACACTGTAAAACAAATTGGATCTAATATAACAGCAAATAACTTATATGGATTTAATTTAAGTACTACTTCAGCTGCAGGATATACAGGATATAAAAAAGCAATTGATATTTTATCGAATCAAGATGAATACGATATTAATATGTTAGCTATGCCTGGTGTTATCCACTCATTACACCCATTAGTATCAAATGCAGGTATTGATATGTGTGAAGAAAGAGGAGATGCATTCTTTGTAATGGATTTAAATGAAGTAGGTGCTTCAGTAAACACAGCAGTAAGCAATGTAAGTGGTTTAGACACTAACTACGCTGCAGTTTATTATCCATGGGTTAAAGTACTTGATTCTGCAAGAAATAAACCAGTATTAGTACCACCATCAGTAATTGTTCCTGGAGCTATAGCTGCTTCAGACAGAATTGCAGCAGAATGGTTTGCACCAGCAGGTTTAAATAGAGGTGTTTTAGGAAATGTAATTGAAGCTAAAATAAGACTAAACCAAGCTGAGAGAGATACATTATATGATGCTAAAATCAACCCAATTGCTACATTCCCACAAACAGGAGTTTGTATTTGGGGTCAGAAAACGCTACAAGAAAGATCAACAGCATTAGATAGAATTAACGTTCGTAGATTGTTAATTGCACTTAAGAAATTTATTGCAAGTTCTTCAAGATACTTAGTATTTGAACAAAACACACAAGCTACAAGAAACAGATTCTTAAATATTGTTAACCCATATCTAGAATCAGTACAACAAAGACAAGGATTATTTGCTTTTAGAGTACAAATGGATGAAGGTAACAATACACCAGATGTAATTGATAGAAATCAATTAGTAGGAGCTATTTACCTACAACCAGCTAAAACAGCAGAATTCATCGTATTAGACTTCAACGTATTACCTACAGGAGCTACGTTTGATGGTGGTGGAGGTGCTTCAGGTGGTGCAGGAGGTGGCGGAGGCTACTAAGAAAAGTTTAAAAGGATTATATTTATAATAGAACAATAAAATAATATAAAAAGATGGCAATATTAAACACAAATGAAATGATGTTCACAGCATTTGAACCTAAATTACAAAACAGGTTCCTGATGTTCATCGACGGTATCCCAGCATACTTAATTAAAAAAATCTCACGACCAAGTATTACTTTTGGAGAAGTAGTTTTAGATCACATTAATGTGAAAAGAAAAATTAAAGGTAAGGCAAACTGGGAAAACATTACATGTGATTTATACGATCCAGTAACACCATCAGGTGCTCAAGCAGTAATGGAGTGGGTAAGATTATCACACGAATCAGTTACAGGTAGAGATGGTTATTCTGATTTCTATAAAAAAGACATTAGAATTAATACATTAGGTCCTGTAGGTGATGTTGTTGAAGAATGGATTTTAAAAGGTGCTTATTGTCAAAATGCTAACTTTGGTGATATGGACTGGACTTCAGATACACCAGCAAACATTAATATGACTATAGTAATGGATTATGCCATCTTAAATTACTAATAATAAAATTTCTATAAAGAAAAAGCGCCTTTTTGGCGCTTTCTTTTTTCCTACATATATGTATATCCGAACTAGTTTTAAATAAATAATAACGTTATGGAACAAACACCAACAACCCCAACAATTCAAGAAGAAAAATACCAATTTCCCACTGAAGATGTTACTTTACCCTCAAAAGGTTTATTATACCCAGAAGGTCATCCTTTAAGATCAGGAGTTATAAAAATGAAATATATGACTGCTAAAGAAGAGGATATTTTAACAAACCAAAACTTTATAAAAAATGGTACTGTTATTAATAAACTACTGCAGTCATTAATTGTAACACCTGTAAGTTATAACGATTTACTTATTGGTGACAAAAACGCAATTTTAATAGCAGCTCGTATTTTAGGTTATGGTGCTGATTATACTTTTGAATATACTAGCCCTAACACAGGAGATAAAGAAGAAGTAACTGTTGATTTAACAGAGTTAGATGATAAAGAATTAGATGAAAATTTAATGATTGAAGGAAGAAATGAATTTGCTTTTACTCTTCCAACATCTAAAATTGAAATTACTTTTAAGTTTTTAACTCATGGAGATGAAGAAAAAATTCAAAAAGAATTAAAAGGTCTTAAAAAACTTAACAAGCAGTCTTCTTCAGAATTAACTACTAGACTAAAACATACATTATTATCAGTAAATGGTGATAGAGATATTAAAACTATTAGAGAATTTGTTGATAATAGATTTTTAGCTAGGGATTCAAAAGCATTTAGAAACTATTTATCAGAAATTATGCCTGATATTAATATGCAGGTTGATCTTGATTTAGAAAATGGTGACACTATCGAGGATGTAAACATTCCCCTCGGTATTAGCTTTTTTTGGCCTGACGCCTAAGTATAGGGGTATTATATTCCGCGAAATACATGATTTAGTGTTCCATGGAGGTGGTGGATTTATACACTCGGAAATATATAATATGCCCATTTGGATGAGACGTTATCATATTGAAAAGATAAATGAACATCATAAGAAAGAAAATGAAGAAATAGAAAAACAAAGAAGAAAAAATAGCCCATCTAGCAATAAGGTAGCAGGTCCTAATGTAAATCCTTCTTCAACATATAATTTTTAAGTAAAGGCATCGCAGATGCCTTTATTTTTTTTATATTTATATACGAATAATTCTATTTTTAAATGGCTAACGAAGAAGAAGAAGAAAAATTAGATTTAACTAGTAGATTAGTTAAAAATTACCAAAAAGCAAATGTTGCTTTATTGGAAAGGGTCTCTATTATGAAAGAGGCCTATAAAGAAGCGGCTAAAGAAAATGAATTAGTTAAACAAATATTACAAAACGCCCAAGCAGCTTCAAAAAATAAAAAATTATCTAGGGATTTACAACGTGAAGCAACAGAAGGTGATGTTTTAGCTAAAGAAATTGAAGTAGAAAGATTAAAACTAGAAGAAAAAAGATCACAATTAGCTGCTGATAGAATTTTAGCTGAACAAGCCGCTGAAAAAGCTAAAAAAGATGGTCTAAAGGAAGAAACAGAACTTTATCAGGATATAGTTAAAGAAATAGAGGAAGCTACAGCCCAATTAGATAAAATGAATGATGCTGTTACGGGTGTAAGAGATAAAGCGGCAGAAGTAGAAAGTAAAAGTGGCTCAAGTTTTTTTCAAGGATTAAAAGATATATTACCTTCGGGATTTACAGATTCACTAGATAATATAGGTGGTGCTTTTAAAGAGGGGGCAAAAGAAGCTAAAAAGGTTAGAATGGAAACTGATAAAGCTAACCAAGCAGCTGCAGAACTAGATAAAATAGAAGAAGTAAAATTTAAAAGAGGAGGAAAAGACCAATCTAGATTTAGATTTAAAAAAGGACAAGACCCAGGTGGAATAAAAGGAGGTCAACGTTTTATATCAGGTGATAAAGTAAAAGGTTTACAAAAGACGGCAAAAGGAGCAAAAGGAGTAGCTGGAGGTTTTCTAAAAGCATTTGGGGCAGGGTTTAAAAAGGTTGCAAAGATGATTTTTAAAGTCCTAAAAAAAGCTATGGGCCCTTTAGGACTACTAATGGAATTTATTCAAGCTATAGGCCAAGTAGACCAAGAAGTAACAGAATTAGGTAAAAGTTTAACATTATCCCGAAAAGAAGCTGAAATACAAAGATCAGCTTTCGCAAACACAGCAGCAATGTCGGGGGATATATTTGTTACGACAGAAAAACTAATAAAATCAAATACCACACTTAATAAACAATTAGGTACAGCTGTAGCTTTTAATAGCGAAATATTAGTAACTTCTACACAATTAGCAGAAAAAGTAAAACTACAAGGAGAAGAAATGGCTGGGTTAGCAGCCCAAACTATAGTAACAGGAGGATCTATGAGGGATAATTATGAAACCTCATTAGAAACTTCATACGCAATACAACAACAAACAGGTGTTGCTGTTGACCTTAGAGAGGTATTAATAGCCGTAGGTAAAACAACAGGACAAGTAAGAGCCCAATTAGGGGGAAGTACAGAAGCTATTGCTAAGGCCGTAACTACAGCAAAAACCCTAGGAATGGAATTGAGTAAAGTAGCTGCTACTGGTAAGACATTATTAAGTTTTGAAGAGTCTATTTCAAATGAATTAGAAGCAGAACTATTAACAGGTAAACAACTCAATCTAGAAAGGGCTAGGTTAGCAGCATTAACAGGTGATTATGAAACTTTAACTAAAGAAATAGCAGCTAATGCAGGTGATTTTACCGAATTTAGTAAAATGAATGTTCTACAACAAGATGCATTAGCTAAATCTTTAGGTATGCAATCTGATGAGTTATCAGACATATTATTTAAACAAGAAGTACAAGGTAAAACAGCCCGAGAATTAAGAGATATGGGTAAAGATGAGCTAGCAGCTCAACTAGAAAGAACTACAGCTCAAGATAAATTTAATGCTTCTATGGATAAATTAAAATCCTTACTAGCTGATATTGTAACTCCTCTATTACCTTTATTAGATTTATTAGGAAGTCTATTTAGTTTAATAGGTCCTATAGTAAAATTTCTTAACCCTCTTATTCAAGCATTAAGAGTAGTTATATCATCTGTAGTAGATTATATTGAAAGTGGTGGCTTATTCGGAATACTAAGGGGAAAAGGAAATTTTGATAGAACTGCCTCAGCATTTGAAGGTTATAAATCTTCTTTTTCTGGTAAAGAAGAAAAAGGACCTGCTGCTAGTATGAATGATGGTACAATTAGTCCAGAAGGTCTAGTTGTAAAATCCCCAAAGGGTTCTATTCAACTAAATAAAGATGATTCTGCAATTGTAGGAACTAATTTAGGGGGAGGTGGAAATAATACATCAAATAATATAGAAATAGATTACGATAAAATGGCAAGAGCTAACGCAGCAGCAATGTCAAATGTAACAGTAGCAAGTGCACCATTTAATTCTTGGGGTTCTAGAAGCCAAATGTCAACTGATGGGATAAACCAAAATATGATAAAAAATAGAAGAGCTGTATAATTAAATTATATGTATAATAAAACAATAATATCATGGGATTAAAAGATTTAAATTCAACATTAGACTTAGTAGGAGGAAATGATCCAGTAGGTAATATGGAGGGTCAGATAGGACCACAATTTCAATTACCTATCACAGATGCCACCCAAAAACATATAGATTCATTGCAAGAAGTACCGGGATTTACAAGTAATTCACCATTTCAAGACTTAAATGGTGTGCCTGATCCTAACTTCAATACTTTAAATGGAACAAGTAATTCACCATTTCAAAGTGCAACAGGTGATCATATGGTAGATTTACTTACACAGAATGCAGTAAGCACAAATACAGGACAAACTTATGATCCGGCGCCTAATCAATCACAATTTCAAGACTTAAATGGTTCACCTGGCCCCCAATCACAACTACCAACGGAAGCAGCATCTCAAAAACATATAGACTCGCTACAACAAGTACCTGGATTTACAAGTAATTCACCATTTCAAGATCTAGATGGGGCAGCTAATAACCCAAGTTTTGCTAGTGAAGAAGGAGCTGGACTGCAATTAAATGGTGTTGATTTACATGAAGCTCTATTAACACAAAACTACCAATACTCACATAACACACCAACAGTAAATATAAATAACGGTACTTTTGACTTAGATGGAAATACTCCTTCAGGATATGTTAACCCTGAAACAGGAGCAACTTTGGAATAAATATGGCTTTAAGAGAATTATTAACAAACCTCGAGGAGGGTATACAGTCATACCCTAACCACAATACACCCTCTACTTCAGGGGGTTTTAACTATGGGCAAAGCTCTACTCGTATTTTTGATAGTAAAACTTTTAGACAACGTAGTTATAAATTTGGAGAAGGTACTGCATTTGATAGACCTGGAAATGAATTTAGCCAAGAACCCTTAATTGGCAGAAATATAGATATTCCAGGCCCAAATGATCAACCAGGTGCTGGTGGTTTTTTGAATTTAATTGGTAGTTTAACAGATGGGTTTGTAAGAGGTGGTGTAGTTACTGCTATAGAAAGATCAGCTCAAGATGTAGCTCGTTTAACTAAATTTTATTTAACTTCAAGGGGTATAGGATTTTTAGCTAAACAAACAGCTTTACAACTTACTAATCCAAGAATACCTGTTGGAAGTACTACAATTCTTGGTATAGAAGTAAATAGAAATAGATCATTTAATTTAGGTTTAAATATATTAGCCCAAGCAGGAGTTAATTTTAGTGGTATCCATTTTGACAGATCAGGTGTAACACCTATTTTTCCCGAGGAAGATAAATATGAAAGATATTATACAAATTTAAGTTCAACTGAAGTAGCTACTGATAGTATAGGAGAGATAAACAGAAGACAGGGTATAACAGGTGGTAATAGGCTTTTAACATTATATGATTCTGCTATATTAGGTAATGGTGAAGGTACTCCTGAGGACGAAAAAGGTAAATTAGGACAATTTGTCCAAGGTATAGGTAATAAAATAAAAGAATTAACTGGAAGAGGGGGAGAAGAATTATTCGCTTATAATGGTGGGCCTAATTCACTTTATGGTATAGGAAAAACAAGAATATTAAGAGCCACAAACACAAGAACAGAAGCACTTAATACAGACTTTGATTTTCAAATTATAGAAGAAGGTACCCCTATGAGAGCAGGTTATATTCCTGCAACATATAGAGGAGCTGTTTCTTCTATAGACATTTATTATCATAGATTATTTTCAAATACCCCTAAAACAATATCATTAGGATTCCCCTCTTCATATATAAATGCATTTGGTGATGCAGACAATGTTAATAATCCTTTTGCTCCTAGTGTATTTGCAAGGGTAAATGGTGATATAGCTAGAATGTCTAGTAACTTAGCAAACATATGGAATTCACAAGGTTTTATGACTTATGATACCATTATGAAAGCAGGTATATCTGATCCCGATTCAAATAATATTAGAGATTTTAGATCAAGAAAAAGAAAACAAGGAGTTTATAGAGTCCCTAGTTTTAATTACCAAAAAACAACGGCTAATGGTAAAAAGTTTATAAGAGAACAAAGAGTTAACTTAGGTAATCCTGGTCAACTAAAACTAAAACATGGTTTTGCTTATAATGTATATGATGAAAGAACTGTAGATAAAATAAATGCCCTAGATGTAATTAGGGTAAAGGATGGAGCTTTCACAGACCAAAGATATAGAGATTTAATTAGATTTAGAATTGAAGCCGTAGATGCAGATAAACCTACAGAATCTGATGTAATGGTATTTAGAGCATTTTTAGATGACTATAGTGATAACTTTAATGCTACTTGGAATAATTTTACTTATAATGGTAGAGGAGAAGAATTATATACTTACCAGGGATTTAAACGTGATGTAAGTTTTAGTTTTAAAATAGCAGCACAATCACGCCATGAAATGATACCTTTATATAGAAAATTAAATTTTTTAGTATCACAAACAGCACCTGACTATAAAGGTACAAGAATGAGAGGTAACTTTGTTAAAGTCACTATTGGTTCTTTATTAGATAGAACCCCAGGTATAATAAATAGTGTAAATTTAAAATGGCAAAAAGATTATCCTTTTGAAATAGCTATAGATTCCCCTGAAAATGGAAGGGATACCGAAATGCAAGTATTACCACATGTTTTAGACGTATCTGTATCATTTACACCAGTACATAATTTCTTACCTAAGAAATCAGTAACAGATTCACCATTCATATTCTTGCATGAAAGAAATGGAAAAATTCCTGATGCTAGAAAATGGTATAGAAGAGGAGCCGCTGAAAACTTAGATGAAGCTTCAATAGAAGGTCAACATAATAGAGGTTTAGGAACCCCCATAACAGATATAAGTAGTATTCCTGAAGAATCTGTAGCAAATGATTTACGTAAAAAAGAAAAAGAGTTAGAAGAACAACGACAAAGAGATGCAATAGAACTTGCAAATGATCCTGTTGTTCCAGGTGATGATGAATTTGATTGGAATGATATATATCCAGATGATGATGAATTTGATGATATGGAAATAGAAGAAGAATTAGAAGAAGGATCTGCATTTGCAATGAATGATAACACAGCCATAGCAGCTCAAAATCAAGATAATAAAGATCAAGAAGCTAAAGCTGCATTAAATAACCAAGCAGACCAAACAAATCCTACACCTAAGGCGGAACCTAAAATAGACACAGGAATAGGTAGCCCAACGTGGATTAAACAACAAGAAGAAGAGTGGAAAAGGGACTTAGAAAAACAAAGACAAGCCCGTAATAATATGAGCAATGTTAGAACATAAGATATGAGTAGATTAAAATCCATAATAAAAAAAACAGGAGCTAGAGGACAATTCTATAAATATATTAAATATCCCGAGGTTCCCCTATCTTTTAATGATATATATGTAATAACAAAAATAGAAGATAGATTGGACTTATTAGCTAATCAGTTTTATAATGATGAATCGTTATGGTGGATAATATCTATTGCTAATCCAGGTTTAGTAAAAAGAGATTCGTTTTTTGTCCCCGGGGGAATACAATTAAGAATCCCAGCCGACACTCAATCTATTATAGATGATTTTAACAGGTTAAATTCTTAGTATAATGTCTATATTTAAGGAAAGTTTTAAAGATTTTGTTAGAAAACAAATAAAAATTAGGGAAGCAATTATCTCTCATGGTAATAGTTTTGGTAGTGATTCTCAATCAGCTAGAACTAATGCCCCCAAAGTAGACTTATCCAATTTAGGTGGACCTAAAGAACTATCCTTACCCTCCCATGCATTTTACACAAACACAGTTAATAGACAATGTACTATTAGAATGTCATCTGGTGTTGATTTAAGAGAAGATAATGAACTTATAGTAGATAATAGTAATACATTTGAAAGAAAAGACGATTTAGTAAATGAGGGATTAGCACTTAGATATGTTTTAGAAGGTGGAACTCCTATGATAGATAAATCTGTAGAACAAGTAAGTACAGAAACTGAAGGTAATAAAACAACAACGAAAAGTAAAATCAGACTAAGACAAGCAGCAAGATCAGGTTTTACAGGAGCTAGTAAAAATAGATTTGGTCAAACATATGGAGACCCATCTATTAGAGCTAATTCAAGTGATGGCTATGGCATAGTTCCTATGCCCGGAATTAAGGATGCTAATATAAGAACAGCATCCGCTTATGGGGGTGTAAGAGAAGCAAAAGTTGAATTTGTTTGCTATAACCTTAAACAATTAGAAATATTAGAAATTTTATATATGAGACCTGGTTATCCTGTTTTATTAGAATGGGGTTGGACACCTTATATAGGTAATGATGGTAAAAGAGAAACTTCATTCCCCTATATTTCAGAATGGTGGGATCAAAATTCTACTATGGAAACTATAAATGAATTAGTAATACAAAGAAAAATAGACACTGGGGGAAATTATGATGGTTTAGTAGGGATGGTAAAAAATTTCAACTATACAGCTAGACCTGATGGAGGATTCAATTGTACTACTGAATTAACAGGAATAAGTGAAACCATAGAAGCTTTAAAGGGCAGAGCAGATATATATGATATTGAGGAGGGTAGGTTCACAACAGCATTAGAAGAATTTTTAAAAGATATATTAGCATATAGTATATATGCCGATAGTACTACAGTAGATGCTAATGAAGCAGAGACAGCTAGAAAAATTGATAGTGCTACAGGTGGTGTATATAAGGTTCAAAAACTTCAAAAAAGATGGAATAGATTTAAGAAAAAAGTCCTTTCAAAAGCAGAAGAATTTAATCTTTATTCGGCACCTACAGAGGTATTTGATTACTTAAATCTTAATTGGTTAAAAGATCATAAAAATATACCTAAAGAGTATAGTAATTATGAAGATGCTTATAGTTCAAATGAAGATAAAAGTAAAGATATTAAAAAATTAATTTTAAATAACTTTGTACTTTATAAAGATCAAT